GATCGTTATGATCAACACCTTTTTCAGGTCTTCCTGGAATTGGTTGTTCAGGATATTGATCATTATCTTCATCATACCCTTTAGGCACATCGTCTTTAGTTCGTGTGGATTGTCTACCTTTACCATACAATGATGCTAATTGGTGAGGTGTACCATATGCTTGACCTGATTCTGCGGGATCGTTACCTTCAGTTTTGATTTGTTCGTATCTAAATTCACGTTTTTTATCTTCAGCAAGTAAATCTCTAATTTCAGAAATCTGGTTTTCAGATAAGTGTAAGATATTATCGTAGATCCAATCAGTAGGCATTAAATTATTTTCCATAATGCTACCGGCTAATTCAATTTTAGATTTTAACAATTCAATACGTTCTTGATCGTATATAATTGATGGAGTTGTTAATGATAATTCAAAGTTTGTCAATTGTTCATTAGTATAACCTTGAGCATATAAGTGAACTAAACCAATTTTAGTCAATTCACTGATTAATATCTTCTGGATGCGTTCAATTGTACGAGCGAAACGAATATCTTCGGCAGCTAATGTAGCTTTACCACTTAATTCAGCTTCATAGCCTAAATACGCTTTAGGGATTTTTAAAGCGGAGAATAATTTATCTCTAAGGTATGTTACGTCTTCAATAGCCGCATAATCTAAACCCTTTGTAGTATCGATTTTGGTTGTTGTATCACCACCACGAACAGGTATATAAAAATCTTCAAGTACGTTCTGCATGTTATATCTCAAGTTGTATTGGCCCGTTTGTGGGTCAACAACTGGAGTTTTCTTCATTTTGTTCATCATTTTCTGCATGTAACCTTCTACCTCATTAGGTGGAATATTACCTACGTTAACATAGAATACTCTTTTTTCAGGAGCACGAACAATACGGTGGATTAACATCGCATCTTCCATCAACACTAGTTGTTTATATAACTTACGTCCTGGTTCTAAATAACTTCTACCATAAGGCAAATAGTTAAAATCACTTAATAATCTAAAGTGAGCCATTTCATAGTTATCAAAATAAACACCTTTACCTTCTTGATCTACTAAGGGAGAGGATAAAACATATCCTAAAGGTGATGTTGCTTGAGCAGTAGGATCGTATTTAAAACGTACTGATTGTGGTTTTTGTAAGTCATATCCTTCTTCTCTTAAAATATTATAAGATGAGAATGGAATAACACCATATACACCAAACTTTTCACTAATTTCTAATTTAAGATAGAAATCACCATACTTACACATGTTACGAGTCCAAGACCACAAATTAAACTCAATGTTTAATATATCGTAGTATAAGTTATACAAAATCTTTTGAATTGTTTCGTCACTACTTCTAATTTGTAATACTTCTCCTTGCTCATTGCGTAAAGTACATTCATCTGCTATTATATCAAGGGCAGAAGCACATATGGCATCTGTATCCATTGCCTCGTAGTCGGCATATAGCTGAACACGTGTAGTAGGGTAGTTTAGTTGTTGAGAAAGGTTGTAATTGATACCACCAGATGTGGTATATAAACGAGCATATCTGTCGTATAATGAGTTTGTTTGGATAACTCCGAGTCTTTGGATACCATCTGTATCCATTACTTTAAGCTCTTTACCTCCTACGTTACGAATAATAACATCTGTAGAAAAGAGTTTTTTAAGTCTACCAAATAGTGAATTTTCAGCCATATTATTGTTTATATTATATAAATATTTATTAACCTAACAACCAATTTATATTTTCTGATTGTTCGTGGGGTAAATCCATTTGGTATGGGTTAGACATAAAATTCCTGTTATTAGGAGAATAAACAGGCGATAAATCGTTACCCGTTTTGTAAATGCCACTAATAGAAGCTTTAGCCATGTCAAGACCTTGTTGTCTAAAAGATAAAGCTGTATCTCTTAAAAACATCCCGATACCCCAAGCCATTACCAAATCGTCATTATACCCATCAAGCGCTTGTGCCTTACCATTTTTCCAAACAAATGTTCTTAATTCCTCAAGTAATCGTTTAGATTGTATAGTACAAGCTCTCTCGTGAATATACGACACCATCTTTGAGATAACAAGTGGTCTTGTGCGAAGAGAAGTAGTAAATCCAGGAACCATACCATTTGAATTTTCAAATTTGGTAAGGTATTGTTCAACGTTACCCATCGCCATATCCATTTTTGGAGAATAGTAAAGATTACGATATCCTCTGTCTATCACTTGCTGAATTACAGCCCAACCTACGTTAGCATTTTCAATTACAAGTAAAGCATCATTATATTCAGTAGCTATACCAACAAGCAAGTTACCAAAGTCACGAGTCGGTAGTTGTTGTTTAAATTCACCTACTTGTATTGCTGTTTCTACATCAATAATATGAAATGTTGAAAAGTCTTTACCATCACCTCTAGCTACGTCGGCTATAACAGCATATTGTTTAGAGTAATCTGGGATTTCCCAAATCCAAAGTGAACCATCAATACCTCTTTTATCCATTGGTTCCTTCATAAAGGAATCTATATAAAAGTTTAATGTTGGAGGATCAATTACAGTATCACCTGAAGTTGTAAAGTCACAATCACATTCCTGTGCTGCGTTTCTAGGTCCTAATAATGAATCTTGTTCATCTCGCCATTCTTGAGTTCGTTCAGGGTGGACTGACCAAGGTAATTTAATAGGTACAAACTTATTTTCAGCTGATTGAGCTCTAGTCCATGTTTTATGAAACCAGTTACCAGTACCATAAGGAGTAGATATAGCTATACATCCACCACCCGTAGCTAGTGTTTGTTGAGCAGAAGCAAATATATCTTCAATTTGATCAATGAACGCAGCTTCATCTATTACAAGTAAAGATACAGCTTCGGAACGACCAGCATCCCCAGACGCTGAAACTGCTTTAATTTGAGAACCATTTGCTAATCGAAGTGATAATTTATTATCTTCGACTGCTTTTAGTCTTAACCATGAGGGGAGGTTATTATAAGCGAAACGTACTTTAGTAACCATATTTTTAGCAGTTTCCTGCTTAGTAGCGATTACAAGCACGTTTTTATCTTTATTAAATAGCATCAGCCATAATGAATAAGCTGATACTAGTGTAGAGATACCTAACTGTCTTGACTTGTTTGTTATGCAGTAGGAATTATTCTTAAATATACTTAATACCTTCTCTTGGAACGGATATAATCCAAATTGAATTCTACCTCTTTGTGGGTGTTGAATCCAATAATATTTTTTCATAAAGTAAACAGGATCTTGAGCACATTTTACGAACTCCTGCTTAATTATATCTTTTATGTTTTGTTCAGCCATAACAGGTTTTATATATATAAATATACACGAGAATTAAAAAGCCCGACCTTACGGGGTCGGGTAGAGCTATAATACTGAGACTATAGCGGGGCTTACTTTACTAACATTAAATATACTAAACCACCAGCGATTAAACTAGCACCAATTTTAGTAAATTTATTTTTGGTTTTTAATTTAGCGTTTTCTAATTGTAGAGTATTGTATTGGAATTTCCAATCTTTAATTTGTGTGTTTTGATTAGCAACCATGTTCTTATAGGTATTTTCCTTAGAAACATACTTAGCAATAACACTATCTTTAACAGTTACTTTTTCTTCTAATGTGTTGATAGAGCTATCTTTTAATACTATAATTTGTTTGGCACCATCTAATTCTACTAAATCCTTAGCGGCGCTAACTAGTACTGGTTGAGCTACTAATAATGGGGTAGTAATTGTGTCTACTGGGTAGCGTTTATTAAATGAGCTTACTAATTCAGGACTAGAAAAACCATCAATATTATTTTTTTCTACCTCAATGTATTCAACAATAGTTTTAACTTTAGATTTTTGATGATCTATTTTGTATTGTAATTCAACAGCTACTAAATCTAAAGAATCAATTTCAGCATCTTCTTTAGCGATTACTAATTGCATTGAATCAACTGCATGTACTAAACTATCTTGTTTTGCTTTAAATTCACTTGTTAGTCCGATATTTGATACTTTATCAAATGCTAACCAAAGCAAAAGTAAAATTAATACAATGGGTAAAATATATTTTTTCATTAGTTTCTATCTAACATTTGTACGTTTGCTAAAACGTAGTCAAAAATTTCATCATCTTCAAATCCTTCTTCTTTTAAGGAACGAATGATAGATTGAATAGCAATAACCAATGCTTGTAAAGCACTTTGAGGAACTAAACCATCCATTCTTTCAAATGTGCTATCATCAATATGATAAGTGTCTACTTCCTTCATCTGAGCTCTTTCAGTAACATTCATTTCAATAGCTGAACCTAATGCTTCAATTTGGTCATTTAAATCACCAAATGCGTTTAATAAACCAGCTCTATCTCTTGGGGGAATGTTAATATTATCAGCTGTATTTTTAAATACTTTAGAAGCAGTACGTTGTAATCTTATTACTTGTTGTAATAAAGGATCTTTAATACTTGCCTCAGTTATTAAGCTTGATAATTCAATTCTTTTTGCCATAATTAAGCGATTACATCTTTTACAAAATCCATTACATCTAAACCACGAGCTTTAAAAGCTTTCTTAATGTCTGGTCTTTGAATAAATTGTCTTAATACTACTAAATCAGTTGATTTTGATCTTTGTCCTTTTGGTTGAGATAAAATTTTACCAACTTTAATTTTAATAATTTGCTTAGCTTTTTCTAATGCGGAATCAGCAACGGAATCATCAGCTTTAGGAACTGAAAAATTAAATTCTTTTTCAGCTGCTTTAATATCTTTCTTTGAAGGTTCTTTATCGAAATCAGCTGAACTGAATTCATCATCAGTTACTTCAACATCAGTATCGTCAATTGCTTCTTCTACGTCTGTTTCTTCTAAATCGCTTTCACGTACACCTTGACCTGAATATCTTTGGCAATAGCTGTCGCTAACTATATCACGATTACCTTCATCATCGATTCTGTAGCAGTTACCATCACTACCATATTCATATATAGTTTCTGATTCATTTACATAATTATCTGTTGATTGTGATTGTTTAAAAAACACATCACTTGCAGGGTTAACTTCTGCTGCTTCTTCATGCATTGGGCCTTTTCTTTGAGCCATGTCAGCAACATATTTGCTGTAATTAAATTCTGCCATTAGTTGGTTATTTACGATAAATATTACAA